GTTTTAGGCCATCTGGGGGTTGCTATAAAGACCGCTCTTTGGGGCTAACATGAAAGGTTTCTCATACTATGGCAACGTCAGGATCCGATAACTTCAACCTTGATATGGCCGAGATAACGGAAGAGGCTTTTGAGCGGTGTGGTCTTGAGTTTAGAACGGGATATGATGCAAAGACGGCTCGTCGCTCGTTAAACCTCCTTTTTGCCGAGTGGGCCAATCGCGGATTGAACTTGTGGACCGTTGAGCAGATTACACAGTCTCTCGTACAGCTTTCCTCAACATCCTCCGTTGCTTCCTATCCCCTTGGAACCATAACGGCTACCGTGGGATCTTCGGCTAATCTGGTTGCCGGGAAAACGATCACTGGATCGACCAGCGGGTCTACGGCGGTAGTTCTTTCCAAACCTACGGCAACTACAATAACCATAACGGTCCCATCAGGGTCTTTCACTGCCGGTGAGACAATAACAAGCACCGATAGCGATGATGCCAGCGTTTCCACTACGATATCGGCTGATCCGAGTCTTTCGGACGCTCAGGCCACCGTCGATGTTCTGGAGGCAGTGATCCGAAGAAGCAGTTCGGATTTGGGTATAAGCCGGATAGGGCGGGGTGATTATCTGGATACGCCAAGCAAGACGACGCAGGGGCGCCCGTCTCAGTTCTATATAGATCGTCTGATTACACCAACCATCACCTTGTGGCCTTCCCCGGAAAATTCTACGGACGAGCTCATTTATTACAGGGTCCGGAGGATGCAGGATGCTGATGCCGGCGTTAACACGGCGGACATTCCGTTCCGGTTCCTGCCTTGTCTTACGGCTGGGCTGGCTTACTATTTGGCGATAAAGAAGTCTCCTGAACGTATGACACTCCTGAAACAAATCTACGACGAAGAGTTTATGCGGGCCGCAAGTGAAGATTCTGAAAGGGTCTCTCTTCGCCTGGTTCCAAGCTACTCCTCGATGAGTATACGGTAATGCCTAGATACTCTTCAGCGAAACACGCGTTAGGACTTTCCGATCGTTCCGGCAGAGCATATCTCTTACGGGTGATGTTGAAGGAGTGGAACGGAAGTCTTGTGGGGCCGGACGAGTATGAGATGAAACAGCCCCAGTTGACGACAAGGCGCGTGAAGGGGGATCCCCAAGCCTTGCGCATTAGTCGTCCCGACAGGGTTGAGCCTGAAGTAGCGGTTTTGTTGACCTTGGACCCTTTTAAGTCCTCCTCCAGCGGTTCGGCCGTTATAACGGTTAACGAGCCCGGTCACGGCCGGTCAACGGGGGACATCGTTCGGTTTAGAACGGTTGAGGCTTTTGACGGGTTTACGGAAGCTGTCCTGGAGTCCGCAAGTGGTTATTCGATAACAGTTCCGGCGGACGACGCTACCAAGGATAATTTCTATACGTTTACGGCATCCAGCGGAACGGCGGTGACAGGCTCTTTAAACGGCGGGGGAGGGACTGCTTCTGCGGGGCCGGTAACGTTGCCGGCGTTGCCGGTTGTTGACCTGGGAAACGGATATATCACGTAATAAGGCGTTATTTATGGCTTTTACTTTCACAACATTAAAGACCGCTATTCAGGATTATACGGACAATACGGAGACGACCTTCGTAAACCAGCTACCCCGATTTATCCTGAACGCGGAAGAACGCATTCTGAAAGAGTGTCAGTTAGATGACTTCAGGAAGAATGTGTCTGGTACGGTCACGCAATCGGTGAAGTTCTTGACGAAGCCGACAGATTTCCTGGCCCCCTTCTCCCTGAGTGTTGTGAACAGTTCCAATAACGAGTTCCTTTTATACAAGCATGTTACCTTTATCCAGGACTACACACCTGACCCGACCACCACGGGTGTGCCCAAGTATTACGGAGACTGGGATGAAGATAGTTTTATCATGGCTCCTACGCCCGACGGTAACTATGTCGCCGAATTGCACTATTTCTATCGCCCCCAGTCTATTACTGCATCTGATGATGGGACAAGTTGGCTTGGTACAAATGCGGAGCTATGCCTCTTATACGGAAGCCTGATGGAAGCCTATACCTTTATGAAAGGCGAACCGGACCTGCTGACGCTTTATAACGGAAGGTTCCAGGAATCCATCCAATGGCTAAAGAATTTAGGGGAAGGCGAGCAGACTCAGGATCAGTACCGGTACGATGTTGTCAGAAAAGCTGTCCAGTGATGAATAAGGACTTGAACGGTGCAGAGGTCGCCATTGTAGGTCTTGGCGTGACACAGGGAACTTTTACCTCTTCTGTGGCAAATGGAAAGTCGTTCGACGAGGTTTGGGCTATCAACTCCATGATGGTTCCGATCAAGCATGACCGCGTTTTTATGATGGATCCGGCATCGAGGTTCCTGGATACCGAAAATGCGGGCGCCCAGACAGATGCGATGCGGAAAATTCTGGGAGAACATCCCGGACCGATCTACACCTGCACCTTGGACAAACGGGTTCCCGGTGCTGTTCTGTATCCTCTCGAAGAAGTGGTCAAGGATACGGGACTTTGCTATTTCAACAACACGGTCCCCTATGCCATAGCTTTTGCTATGTATCATAAGGTCAAGAAGCTCTATCTGTACGGACTTGATTACTCCTATAAGTCGAACCTGGTTATGGCGGAGGCGGGAAGGGCTTGTGCCGAGTTTTGGCTTTCCGCGGCTATTGCACGGGGTATGAAGGTGGAAGTTGCCCATGATTCCACCCTTTTGGATACCAACGTCCCGGAAGAAGAGAAGCTTTACGGATATCACCGGCTTGATGATCCTCTGGTTCTGTCTGTTTCAGAGGGCTCTTTAACGGTAGCCAAGAAGTCAGAAGCCTCTCCTCCAGAGCCGACAGATGAACCTGTCCTGTATGGGAGACACGACAGGGTGGTTTTATTAAAAGAGGCCGTAAATGTTTGAGGTAGGTGTTTCGCTTTCTGTAGGTGACGTTGAGGTAATAACGACGGATAACAGGGGTCTTTCGGTGGAAGAGGCCGCTCAAATGGCTGTAAACAAGATACTTTATGTATCTAAAGAGGCTCCGGAGCCTCTTCGTGAACAGGCAATTGCTTTCAAAGATACCGTACATGAGGTTATAGTCCACTACATGAGATATGCTGTGGACCAGGATAGAGCAACTACTGCCGCCAAGTTAAGAGAAGCGGGTTTCCCTGAACTGGCGAATAATTTAAGGAGCCTTTAAGATGGCAATTACAACCGCGATGTGTACCTCCTTCAAGGGTGAGCTACTGTCGGCCACCCATGATTTTGACGCCTCTGGTGGGAACAGTTTTAAACTGGCCCTGTATGCCATAGGTGGAGGAGGAAAATCGTCCACCACTGCCACATTAGGTGCGGCCACAACGGCCTACACCACTACGGGTGAAGTTGCCAACAGCGGCAGTTATTCTGCTGGGGGAGGCGCATTAACCAATGTGAATCCCACTACTTCAGGAACTACCGGGTTCACGGACTTTGCTGATCTTAGTTTCACAACCGCCACCATTACAGCCAGGGGAGCCCTGATCTATAACGACACGAATAGTGATAAAGCTGTCTGTGCGCTTGATTTCGGCGGTAACAAGACCAGTACAGCAGGTACGTTTACGGTGGCATTTCCTGCCGCCGCTGCCAGTACGGCGATTATCCGGATTGCGTAGAGGATAATGCTTTGGCAAAAATCACAGGCTGGGGAAGGGGCACCTGGAATGAGGGTGCGTGGAACTCTCCTATGGCCGTCGATGTTACGGGCGTTGCAGGGACGGGCGCGATTGGCACAGCTACCGTTACAGGCTCAAGCGCCCTCACGCTTACGGGTGTTGCAGGGACGGGTGCGGTTGGTACGGTCGTTCCGGCGGCGGGTGCTGGCGTTACCCTTACGGGCGTTGCAGGCACGGGTGCGGTTGGCACTGTTACGATTACAGGGACCGCAAGCGTCGTTCCTACGGGCGTTGCAGGCACGGGTGCGGTTGGCACTGTTACGATTACAGGCACGAACAACGTCACAGTTGACGGTGTTGAAGGAACAGGAAGTGTCGGAACTGTCTCCGTTCTCATTGATGTCTCCATCACGGTTACAGGCGTATCGGCCACGGGCGCGACAGGAGAAACAAACGTCTGGGGTATTATCGATGCTTCACAAACACCTAGTTGGTCTGCGGTTGATGGCTCACAAACACCTAGCTGGTCTGCGGTTGATGCTTCACAAACCCCTGACTGGACAGATATAGCGGCATAGGAAAAGATCATGGCTTCTACATACACAACTGGCTTCAGCATAGAAAAAATAGGTTCTGGCGAACAGGCCGGAAGTTGGGGTACTACCTCAAATCATAACTGGGATATTGTAGACCGGTTGGCTTCATATAAAGCCGTAGCTTTGAGCGATGCTTCTACGGCTACTTTGACTGTTCGAGAAGCCTCTCCGGGTTCCGGCACTGAAAATCTTCAAGACGGCATGTACCGCG